AAATCCACTAACTGGTAAACATACAATATACGTACCTGATTTTTTTATTGCATATGCAGATAGAAAAGGCAAACAACGTGTAGAGCTTATAGAAGTAAAGCCAGAAAATCAAACACTTAAAGAAAAACTAGGTAGAAGTAGAGCTAATCAAGCTGCTTGGATAGTTAATCAAGCAAAGTGGGAAGCAGCAAGAGCATATTGTAAACAAAAAGGCATATTTTTTAGAATTATAACTGAACAAGATATTTTTCACAACGGCAAGCGACGATAAATAATAGTAGCATATAATGGTAAAGGACTATGACTAAAAAACTAGAAGATTTGCTTAACATGGATGACTCTAAAGAGATTATCAAACAAGCCGAAGCACAAGAAAAGGCCCAGGCTAAACACGAACTCGCACATGAAGAAAGTTTTCGCGATATAGAAGACTTTGATAAAATTTCTAAAGCATTACCGCAAGTAAAAGGCTTAGGTGACAAAGCAGACTCTGAATTAGAAGACATTGCCCAACGTGCTTTAACAGCATATGAAGATTTAATGGACTTAGGCATGAATGTTGAAAGTCGCTATAGTGGTCGTGTTTTTGAAGTTGCTGGTAGTATGCTTAAAACTAGTTTAGATGCCAAAACTGCTAAACTAGATAAAAAACTAAAAATGATTGAGCTACAACTTAAAAAAGAAAAAATGGATAAAGATAGTGGCTCAGACGAAGGTATAATTAGTGGCGAAGGATATGTAGTTACTGATCGCAACAGCCTACTAGAGAGACTTAAAGGGCTCGATAAAGATAAATAACATATAACGGGAAATATGTACAATGGAAACAAGATTTCAAGAAATATTAAATGAGTCTAAAAAGACTTACAATTTTAAAATAGGTATTGCAGGAGAGCTACCAGAAGGCTGTGAAAAAAGCATTAAAACTTGCTTGGAAAAGTATAGTGTTGCTAGTATGTCTAAAGGTAAAAAGACTCCAATACAAGAACGTCCACTAGATTTCCCCCAGCTAGAAAACATGGAAGTTACATATTTTGAAGTCGAGTTAAATTATCCTTCAACACAAACAGTATTACAAGAATATATTGGACAGTGCTGTAATATTGATCAAGCATATATCATTGTACGTAATCCAGAAGAAATGCAAGAAAAGTATCAAGAAATGCCAGAAGATACTACTTATGAAACCTTATTAACCAAAGAAGACATGGCTGGCGAAAGCGCACAAGAAAGTGTTGGCAATAACCGTGTTATGGATCTTCTTAAAGAGTTAGAAAAAGCTCGTAAAGAACGCGAGCACGAACCAAGTGCAGCGGCACCGGAGGCAAATTAAATGGAAATGAAAAAAATACTAGAATCTCTAGACGAATGTGGAACAATGGAAGGAATGCCAATGGCACCGCAGCCACCGATGCCAGCAACTGAAGGCTCTCCTGTTTCAATGAATGTAAGCATCAATGCAAGTGGTAAAGATCATGTACAAGACTTAATCGATATGATGAAGAATGCAGGTCTTAGTGATGCAAAACCTGCAGATGCAGAAATGTTACCAATGCGCAGAGATATGGAAAGACTACGTGATATCGTTGACGGTCCAAAAGACATGGACGATCTAAAGCCAGGCATGCAAAGTGAACCTTGTCCAAAATGTGGCAAAGTACACATTGGTATGAGCAGTTGCAACGATTCTATTGAAAATGACGATGAAGCAGTAGCAGAATACGATAACGAGCCAGATGAGCGTTACGGGTCAATTGATGATATAATTGATTCAGGTGATGATTTACACAAGTCTAAAAAATCATATCCTGCAACAGCAGGCGGTGACAATCCAATGGCTTTAGAAGACGACGAAGAAACACTAGAACAACAAATTCTTAAATCACTAAAAGACGAATACGCAAACTTTAAAGAAGCTGATGACGAAGCTGATGACGAAGAAGGTGAATGTCCTGAATGCGGCGAGCCAGGCAAGAAAAAATTAATGGCTTGTAGCAGTTGTGGTTGTAAATAAAAAGGTATTAGGAGATAAACTATGCAATATTGGGTAACAATAGACTGGGGTCCAGGAGTTGAAGATAAACCTCATGAAGCATTTGTAACTGTAGATGACAGCGAGACAAATGTTGAGGCATCTATTAAAGCACAACTACAATCAGATCACGGACTAGTACCAGAAAGTATTATGGTAGGTGGTTCTGCTCTTCCTAACGGTGGCATTCTAGCAGCAGATCCAGAAGAACCTAATAAAAAACCTGTTACAGGTGCAAGTGCTAAAGTAGGCAGTACAACTACTGTATAATAAATCCATCATAATTCAATAGGGCTTTCAAGCCCTATTCTTTTGGTTAAATACTAGCATGAGTAAGAGTTTAGACGGCGTATTAACCAAAAAAGCCAATACTAAAGAAACATATACTGAAGCGCAAATACAGGACCTAGCAAAGTGTATGGATCCTGATGAAGGTTATCTTCACTTTGCACGTAAGTTTGCATATATTCAACATCCAGTAAAAGGTAAACTTTTATTTGACCCTTACGAATACCAATTACGGTTAATGCATTCATATCATAGTTATAGATTTAACATTAACATGATGCCTAGGCAGACAGGTAAAACTACTTGTGCTGCAATTTATTTGGCATGGTATGCTATGTTTAATCCAGATCAGACTATTCTAATTGCTGCACACAAATACACAGGTGCACAGGAAATTATGGCACGTATTCGCTATGTATATGAAACATGTCCAGATCATATTAGAGCAGGTGTTACAAGTTATAACAAAGGTAGCATCGAATTTGAAAATGGATCACGTATTGTAAGTCAAACAACTACAGGCAACACAGGACGTGGTATGTCTATCTCGCTACTATACTGTGACGAGTTTGCGTTTGTGCAACCTAACATTGCGGAAGAGTTTTGGACTTCAATATCTCCTACACTAGCAACAGGTGGTCGTGCTATTATTACTAGCACACCTAACTCAGATGAAGATACATTTGCTACTATTTGGAAACAAGCAGAACAAAAGTTTGATGAATACGGAAACGAAAGCGAAGTAGGCATAAACGGATTCCATGCATTTAGGGCAAGTTGGGAAGAACATCCTGATAGAGATGAAAAATGGCGTGATGATGAGATTGGACGTATTGGTGAAGAAAAGTTCCGTCGTGAATACGGATGTGAATTCTTAGTATTTGACGAAACACTCATTAACTCAATTAAACTTGCTGCAATGGAAGGTAATAGTCCTATACTTAATATGGGACAAACACGTTGGTATAAAAAACCTACCAGTCAATATACATATGCAGTAGCACTTGATCCTTCAATGGGTACAGGTGGAGATTATGCTGCAATACAAGTATGGGAATTACCTAGTTACGAACAAGTTGCTGAATGGCAGCACAATCAAACAGGTATACCTGGGCAGATAAGAATTTTAAGTGATATTTGTAAGTATATAGAACAAGAAATTAAATCAGCAAATAGCATATATTGGAGTGTTGAGAATAATGGTATAGGCGAAGCGGCACTAATCGTTATAAACGATTTTGGGGAAGAGAACATTCCGGGGTTGTTCGTTAGTGAACCCATAAGAAAGGGTCACGTTAGGAAGTTCCGCAAAGGCTTTAACACCACACATTCAACAAAAATTACTGCTTGTAGTCGCTTAAAGACTATGGTAGAAAATGATAAAATGATTATACACAGCAAGCCTTTTATATCAGAACTAAAAGGCTATGTTGCTACAGGATCAAGTTATCAAGCAAAATCAGGAATGACTGACGATTTGATAAGTGCAACACTACTTGCTATAAGAATGATGGCAGTATTAAAAGATTGGGATCCAAGAGTGTATAATACGTTTAATCAAGCAGAACATATTGAAGATTATGAAATGCCTATGCCAATCTTCATAAGTAGTAACATATGATAAATACAATATGCAGAACTTAGACTTAATAGCAGACGAACTTTTTAACAAAATACGTGGACGTTTTCCTAGTGTTACTATTGGTGACGAGGAAGGCAATGTAACCAATGAGCCTAAACTAGCTCGTTATTTTGATTTTAACTTTATGAATGAAGGTCGCCCTGTTGGTAAAGTTAGTATAAGTTTAGATAATAAAAATATAGCAGTTGTATACGGTGAAGATTTAGTTGCTAACGAAGGCGACATTACTAAAAACAATTGGTATAACTTTTTAAAAGAATTGCGTATGTTTGCTAGAAAGCGAGCACTAACATTTGATACTAGAGATATTACAAAGTCAAACTTAAATAGTAGAGATTATAAATTTTTAGCAAAAAACCGTGGCGGGGAAGAGAACATGACAGAATCTAAAATGTATGGCACATCAAGAGTAAGTTATCAAGATTTTGATGGAGCACGTTTGATGATCAAACACACAGAAAGTATTGATCAAGTAGCACCAGGAGGCAGAGCAAAGAAAGTTGGCGGCCTTTATATTGAAAGTTCAGAAGGTGAAAGATTCAAATATCCTTACAAGCATCTAACAGGCGCAAGAGCAATGGCACGCCACGTTGCAGAAGGCGGCAATGCTTATGATGATTTTGGTAAGCATATTGTAAGTATGTCAGAAGAAATGAACAAACTACGCAAGTTTAAAACTTACATGGGACGATCAGCAGTAATGGCAGAAAGCCTAGCAGGTTACATGGATGTTGTCAAAGAACGTATCGCCACAGTTAAAAAGACACTAGAATCTCTACAAAAGCCAGCATACTACAAAGAAGCATTTGAAGGTTTTGAAACTGCTGTACTAGAAGAAGTTCCTAGTGATGTTGCTGAAAACTGGATCGATCAATTAACTATTAAACAGTTTAACGAAGAACTAGCAGACGTGTTCCCTTACATTTACAAACTAGTAAGCGAAGCAACTAAAGCAGAAGAACTAACTGCTGAAGATTTAATGAATGAAAAAGATCCTTGCTGGAAAGGCTACAAGCAAATTGGTATGAAGAAAAAAGGTGGCAAAGAAGTTCCTAACTGTGTACCAGAAGAACTAGAATTAGAATCAGCATTTGAAAAGTCAATGGGTCAGTTTGCAGAAGGTGCAGGCGAATACAGTTATAGATTAGAATATAACGGTGAAGAAAATGGTTATACAAAACATAAACTCATTATTACATCTCCAGAAGGGAAAACTAAAGAAGTTGCAGACGACTTTACATACTTTGATACTGAAGACCCAGAAGAACTACAAGCAGAATTAGAATCTTGGTTCAATAAAGGACACGGTGTAGGCGATGAAGATATGGACGAAGGGTTTGACCCAGAAGAGTTTGAAGGCGAATTTGATTATGAAGGTGTAGGTGACGATGGCGAAACTACTCCTTGCGTAGTAAGTTACACAGCTAAGGTTGACGACATGGGAAGACCAGTTGTTGATCCTAAATCAATTAGCATAGATTGTCAACAAGACGGTAACAGCAAATTAGGTTTTGATGCTGACATGGATCTTGAAATGCAAGACATGAAAGAACTCCTACAAATGGCACAAGAAGATGCGGACGAAATGTGGGATTCACGTGATAACAAATATGCACACGGTGAAGCAGACGATGATACAATTGATGTTAAAATGACACCAGACAGCGGCATTGAAAAGGCTGATAAAGAAGAACAAAAGACACCATTAGGCGAATTTATACTAAGTTACTACGACAGAGAAACAGGCGAGTTTCCAAAAGGCGAAACAGCAGTACTTACTATGGTAGAGAAAGACTACGGTGAAAAATTTATTGAACCTGCTAAACAGTTTATTATGCGTGTATACGAAGTAACTGAGCAGTACAGAGAACCTGAAGTAAACCCAGAATTCGAAAGAATGAGAGAACTAGCAGGACTTAGATAAATAAAATTGGATGGATAATCCATTGATTTTTTGCAAGTTTTTTTAAGAAAAGACTTGACATTGTTTGTAGTATAGCATATAATAAGAACTGTGCTGCAAACAAATAGGCACAAAGCACATAGGCATAACAATAGGAGGCACAACTATGGCATCATTAGCAGAAATCCGAGCAAAGCTCAAAGAGCAAGAAAACAACGCATCCGGTAACCGCAGTTCAGGCGGTGGTGATAACAGCATTTACCCATTTTGGAATATTAAAGAAGGCGATAGCGCAACGCTACGTTTCCTTCCTGATGGCAACGCTGATAACACTTTCTTTTGGCAAGAGCGTTTGGTAATTAAACTACCATTTGCAGGCGTCAAAGGTCAAACTGATTCACGTCCGGTACAAGTACAAATTCCATGTATGGAAATGTATGGCGAGACATGTAACATTCTTAATGAAGTACGTGGCTGGTTCAAAGATCCATCACTAGAAGATATGGGTCGTAAGTACTGGAAGAAGCGTTCATATATCTTCCAAGGCTTTGTTGTGGATAATCCACTAGCGGACGATGAAGCACCTGAGAATCCAATCAGACGCTTTATTATTGGTCCACAAATCTTCCAAATTATTAAACAGGCTCTAATGGATCCTGATATGGAAGAGTTGCCAACAGATTACACAGCAGGTGTAGACTTCCGTCTTAACAAAACATCTAAAGGCGGGTATGCAGATTACTCAACATCAAACTGGGCTCGTAGAGATCGTCCACTTAACGATGCTGAAATGCAGGCAGTTAACACACACGGCTTGTTTAATCTAAGTGACTTCCTACCTAAAAAGCCAGGTGAAGTAGAACTCAAAGTAATGCAAGAAATGTTTGAAGCGTCAGTAGACGGTGAAGCATTTGACATGGACCGTTGGGGTAACTACTTCCGTCCAGCAGGTATGGCGGCACGTACAGGCGATCCAGTAGCACCAGCGGCTACTACTCCTGCACCAGCGGCAGCACCTACACCAGCACCAGCGGCAGCACCTGCTCCAGTAGCAGAGGCAGCACCAGTAGCAACTCCAGCACCAGAGGCTGAAGCAGCTCCTGCAGAAGGTGGCAATGCTCAAGACATTCTAGCAATGATTAGAGCACGTCAAGGACAATAAGAAACTATATGGGGGCTGTATAGCAGTCCCCATACGCTTTTTAGATAGGAGGCATTATGGCAACTAAGGCGTTTGATCCTACAAAGTTTAGGACAGCATTAACAAAATCCATTACAGGTATGAGTGCAGGATTTAACGATCCAACTGATTGGGTTAGTACAGGTAACTATGCACTCAACTATCTTATTTCAGGAGACTTCCATAGAGGTGTTCCAATGGGTAAGGTAACAGTATTTGCAGGTGAATCTGGTGCAGGTAAAAGTTATATCTGTGCAGGTAACATTGTAAAATACGCACAAGAACAAGGCATTTTTGTAGTTCTTATTGACTCAGAAAATGCACTTGATGAGGCTTGGCTACATGCATTAGACGTAGACACAAGCGAAGAAAAACTACTTAAACTTAATATGTCAATGATTGATGACGTTGCTAAAACTATTAGTGTGTTTATGAACGACTATAAAGCAATGCCAGAAGAAGACCGTCCAAAGGTTCTTTTTGTTATCGATAGTTTGGGTATGTTGCTAACACCTACTGATGTTGATCAGTTTAACAAGGGTGATATGAAAGGTGATATGGGTCGTAAGCCTAAGGCATTGACTTCACTTGTTCGTAACACTGTAAACATGATTGGCTCACACAATGTTGGCTTAGTATGTACTAACCATACATACGCATCACAAGATATGTTTGATCCAGATGATAAGATTTCAGGTGGACAAGGATTTATCTATGCGTCATCTATTGTAGTTGCAATGAAGAAATTGAAACTAAAAGAAGATGAAGATGGTAACAAGATCAGTGAAGTACGAGGTATTCGTGCAGGCTGTAAGGTTATGAAGACACGTTATGCAAAACCATTTGAAGGTGTACAAGTTAAGATTCCATACGAAACAGGTATGAATCCATATAGTGGACTTGTAGAATTGTTTGAAGCAAAAGGTGTTATTGAAAAGTCTGGTAACCGGTTAAAGTATGTTACAAGTGAAAATGAAGAACTACTTGAATACCGTAAAAACTGGACAGGCGAACTGCTCGATAAGGTTATGTCAGATTATCTCATTAAAGAAGCTTCTGTGGTAAATACCTCTGATGAAGAAGTCAACTTAGATGAAGCTGACGAATTGCAACCAATCGAGGAGTAATTTTATGGATGAAACACAGATCGTTGATATCTGGACAATGTTCAAAGAGTATCTTGACAAAAAACATGTTGAGATAGCAGCTGAACGTTTTGTAGATTTAATGGCAGATTTTGGTACAGAAGATGACCGATTTATTGCTGCCTTAGGTCATGATTCAGCATTAGATAATGCAATCAACTACTACTTAGATCTTGACGGAGATGATGTGTTAGAAGAAGAATTAGATTGGGATTAACATATGGGTTGGTATAGCGAGGTTTCTCGTGATGTAAGTAAAATTCCTGATGCAGTAGCACACTATGAGTTTGAACTTATAGAAGCAAAAAAGGAAGTTAAACTTGCAGGCAATGTTGAAAAGGCAGCGGCAGCAATGCCTGGCATTGTTGAACACCGATTTAATCAATTACAAGAGATTGAAGCAATCCTAAACTATCTAAACATAGAGCTACGTAGACTTCGTAGCTCATATTTCAAAAAATATCTTGAAAACTATCAACGAGCTCTGTCTAGCCGTGACGTTGAAAAATACGTTGACGGCGAGGCAGACGTTGTTGACTATGAAAAGATTATCAATGAATTTGCTCTTATGCGAAATAAGTGGCTTGGAGTTCTTAAAGCACTTGATCAAAAACAGTGGCAAATTACTAACGTAGTTAAACTACGTGTTGCAGGTATGGAAGATGCATCGCTATGATGGCAACTGAATGGTACTATAATAACATAGGTAAACATTTAAAATATGGTTTCTTTATAGAGATAGGTGTGTTTAATGGTAAAACACAAAACACTACATTAGTATTAGAAAACTCAGGTTGGGACGGATTATTAGTCGAACCTATGCCTGAAAATATTCAAAAAATTAAAAAGAATAATAGGCGAGCAAAATTAATTGAAGGTGCTGTTTGGTCTTCTGACGGAATGGTAGAAATGATTGATGTTGGTATTCCTGGACAAACAGGAATCAAACAAACCCATAAATCACCTGAAGAGGCAAAGCGTATTATTAAAGTTGTTAGTTATAAATTTAGTTCTTTACCTATCCCTAAACACATAGATTACCTTCAAATAGACACAGAAGGATCTGAGTTAGAAATATTAAAAACAATAGATTTAAACGAATATAATATCAACCATATTTGTATTGAAGATAATAACGGTCATTATTATGATGATCCTACATATCATAACTTTATGTCTAGTATAGGCTATAACTTAGTATATACTAAACAGCAAGATAGAGTTTATCAAAAAGTTTAAGAATATCTTTTAATATCAGCAACAACCATCATTTCAATTAGTTGATCAAATTTTACACTAGGCTCCCAGCCTAGTTTTTCTTTAGCCTTTGTGCTGTCGCCTTTTAAATGATATAATTCTGCAGGACGCATAAATGCAGGATTTTGAACAACATGTTCTTTCCAATTATTAATTCCAGCAGCACTAAATGCTGCTTGACATAGATCTTCAATACTCCAAGTTTCGCCTGTTGAAATTACATAATCGTCTGGTTCTTCTTCTTGCATCATCATCCACATTGCTTGTACATAATCACCAGCAAATCCCCAATCACGACGTGGATCTAAATTTCCTAATTCAATAGTATCTTGTAAGCCCGCTTTAATTCTAGCAACGCCATCAGTAACTTTACGAGTTACAAATTCTTTTCCTCGAATGGGAGATTCGTGATTAAACAATATGCCGCTACATGCAAACATACTATAACTTTCTCTATAGTTTATAATAGCATTGTGTGCAAATACTTTTGCAAAACCGTAAGGTGATCTTGGACGGAATGCAGTAAGTTCGTTTTGTGTGTAATTCTCTTCATAACTGTTTCCAAACATTTCACTAGTACTAGCCTGATATAATTTTGTATCTGGAGAGTGATGTCTAATAGCTTCTAACATATAAAGTGGACCTAACCCATCAACATTTGCTGTATGAATAGGCTCTTGCCAACTAAGTCCTACAAAACTCATTGCTGCTAAATTATAAACTTCGTGCGGTCTAGAAACTTTAATTGCATGATTGACACTGCTTATGTCTGTTATATCGCCGTGTACAAATTTAATTCTACTAGTAATGCCTAAGTAGTCTGTATTTGAATAATCTTGGTTTACACGTCTACTTGCAAACCCATAAACTTCATAATCTTTGTCTAATAGCAACTTTGCTAGGTATGCACCATCTTGTCCGGTAATACCTGTAATTAAAGCACGTTTCTTCATTGCACACTCCGTAATGTTAAGTACGTAGTTATTTATAAACTAAATATACGTAGTTAATTGAATAAGGATCCCCATGAGAACATATCGAGTAATAACAACTCAGCACGAACCCTATTATAACCAAATTGGTAGAGATTGTATTGCTAGTTTTTTAGAATACTGGCCTGAAAATATTACTATGGAATTATGGGCCGAAGGCTTTGAACCAGATATTAAAGATGACAGATTAATTATAAAAGACTTTGAAAAAGTTAGACCAGGTTTAAATAAATTTTTAGATTTAATATATCCTTACGTACCAAACGATCCAAACACTAAAGATATGTTTACAAAGTATAAGCCTTTTTGGCTTAAAGGACATGTAATTGCTAATGCTATGCAAGAGTGTGATGCTGATGTGTTTATATGGTTAGATAGTGATGTAATTACAAATAAAAAAATACCTTTAGATTTTTTTGAAAATCTATTGCCTGAAGATACGCTGTCTGTTGATATTCCTGCGGGAGGAAAAGTTAAAGGCAAGGAAGCCGAAACTGGCTTCTTTATGCTAAACATGAAGGATCGTAATGTTCAAACAGTAATTAAACATTACGTAAACTGCCATAACTCTTTAGAAATCTTAAAAGCAAGTAGAAGGTTAGAAACAGGAGTTTGGTGGCAAGCAGTGCATCTAGCACAAGATCAAGGTTCTAAAGTAAAACATTTAGCAACAGCAGTAGATAGCATAGTGCCGTTTATGCATACAGAGCTAAAAGAATACTTGAGACATTGGGTCACTAAAGCCAACAAAAAGAATTATCATCGTGGCCGACGTGACACAACAGTAGAGGAGGCAGTATGAAAACTGTTGCATTTGTTCCTGCTAAAGGTAGCAGCGAAAGAATACAAAATAAAAATTTACAAATACTCGACGGCGAGTATTTGTTCAAACGTAAACTACGTCAACTATTAGAGTGTGAAGAAATTGACGAAGTTTGGCTAGATAGCGAAAGCGAAGAAATACACAATCTTGCGAGCGATTTGCCTATACAGCATCATTACAGAGATCCTGAATTAGCAACTAATGCAACAGACGGACATGGAATGTTTGCAAACGAATCAAAAGTTACAGAAGCAGATATTGTTGTACAAGTGTTATGTACAGCACCTTTTATAGATAAAAATGTAATTGATCCTGCTTTAAGAAAATTAAAAGAAAGTGAAGCAACAAGTCTTGTTGCAGTTTCTGAGCAAAAATTATATTTGTGGAAAGACGGATATCCAGAATATGGTGATAGAATTCCAAACAGTATAGATTTGCCTGTGCATACAATTGAAGCTATGAGTTTTTATGCGGTAAAAACTGATAAAAAGCCCGTAGAAAAACGTTATACAAATAATGCAATTTTGTATCCAGTTACTCCATTACAATTAGTAGATATTAACAATCAAGAAGATTTAGAGTTTGCAAAAGATATTTGTGCAGGACAACGTGCAAAGAAAGTACAGCAACTAAAAATGTTAAGTAAAACTATTAGTAGTTGTTTGCTAAGTGATATTTGTAAAGAAAACGGAATAAAACATTTCTTAAGTTCAGAGATCAAATCTATGAACAATGGTACATTTTTAGGATACGCAAAAACTTTAAAACTAAAAGAATTACCAGAAGAAGAAAAAGATCCTTCATTGCCTCATTGGGAAGGAATATTTGACGCACTAGGAAGTTATCAATTTGTTGCACCAGGTGATGTTATTATTGTATCGACTGATGTAAAAGATAAGGCATACTTTGGAGATCTAAATGCTCACTTTGCATATCGCAGTGGTGCAGTGGGTGTAGTAGTCGACGGTCCTACTAGAGATGTAGACAGAGTAACACAAATTGGATTACCATTATTTGCACATACTAGAATGCCAGACGATATCCGTTATGAAGGCACACTAGAAGAAATGAATATGCCTGTAGTAGTTAATGGAGTTACCGTAAGAAACAATGATATAATTTTTGGTGACCCGGACGGTGTTGTTTGTATTCCTGCAGAAAAATGGCCACTTGTGTTTGAAGAAGCAAAGAAAGCACTTAAAAAAGAAATGCTTGTTAAGTTTGAAGCAACATTTGGATCAGATCCTTTTGACGTACTAAACAATGTTGGACTCTTTTAACATTTACATCATAAACTATAACATGCCTGAAGCAGTGCATAAAATATACACTGCTTTAGAAAAATCTATTCCTACGAATAAAATACATGTGCTTGATAATGGATCCGATAGCAACCTAATTTACAGTAACACTTCAATTCGTATTCCTGTAAACAAAAAAGTAAGCGGAGCATATAGGCATATATTCAATAAGGCAATTGAAGAAGATGTTAAGTTTATTGTAACTATTACAACTAGTGCAATTTTATTAGATTTAAACTATCTAAAAGGAATTCATAAAACAATAAAATCTAGAAGTAATAGCAAATGGTCTGCAATATATGGAAACATAAACAATATTGACAGTGATATGAAAGAAAGTATATCAGATCAAATTCAAGTAAAAGATTGGGTAATAAATCCCTTTCATGCACAGCCGTTGTTAACTATTTGGAATGTAGAATACCTAAAAGAAATTAAACAACTAAAACATGGCTGGTTTGATGAACACTATGTTAACGGACAAGGTGCAACAGAAGATATGCGAATGTATAATTTAACTTCTGGTTGGAACGAATGGACTACTCCATACATAACAACAGACTGGTGGCGTAACTCAACACATAGATATGGAAGAGCAGGAGTTGAAGCAAAAGAATATTATAAAAACAATAAAAGAGAATATAACCAAAGATTTAAGTCTAAGTTTAATATGACTAAGGCTCAAGTTGAATCACACTTATTGCGCAACAGTAGAAAGGAAGAGTAAATATCTATATGAAGGTCGTATTAGTTACTGGTGGGTTTGATCCACTTCATTCTGGGCATATTGCCTATTTTAAAGCAGCAAAAGAACTCGGTGATCACCTTGTAGTAGGTGTTAATAGTGATTCGTGGCTTACACGCAAAAAAGGCCGTCCGTTTATGCCTTTTGAAGAACGGGCTGCTATTATTGAAGCATTAGAATGTGTAGATGAAGTTATTGGATTTAATGACGATGACGACAGCGCCTGTGCTGCAATTTATCAAGTATTAGCAACTAAAGGTAGCCAATGGAAAGTAGTATTTGCCAACGGCGGCGACAGAACTAACAAGAATACATTAGAATATAAAATGTATAATAATCATCCCGATGTAACATTTGCATTTGGCGTAGGCGGCGAAGATAAGAAAAACAGTAGCAGCTGGATACTTAAAGAGTGGAGCCAACCCACTGTAGAACGTGCATGGGGTACATATACTATACTTGATAAAGGCGATGGCTGGCAAGTTAAACAACTTGCATTTTATCCTAATCGAGCATTAAGTGATCAGAGGCATTTTAAACGGTCAGAACACTGGCATGTTGTTGAAGGTGCTATAAGAATGGAATTAGAGTTTGCTAACGAATATAAAACTACTAGAACATACTTAGCAGGTGAAAGTATAGACATTCCTAAGAAAACATGGCACAAAGCAACTAATGTAGGAACAGAAACAGCAAGAGTTATCGAAGTTTGGATGGGAAACGAACTTACTGAAGATGATATAGAAAGAAGAGACTAATGAAAGTATTTGTAGGATATGACACTAGAGAAGATATTGCTTATCAAGTGTGTAAGCATAGCATTTTAAAGCATCAACCAGAAGCAGATGTTATTCCACTAAGGCAACAAGAACTAAGAGATTCAGGTTGGTATAAAAGACCTATAGATAAATTAGGTTCAACTGAATTTACATTTACACGATTCCTTATCCCCGAACTTACTAACTTTGAAGGTTGGGCAGTGTTTATGGATTGTGATATGATCCTTACAACAGACATTAAAGAATTATTTGATCAAGCGGACGACAAGTATGCTGTTATGTGTGTACAACATGATTACAAAGTTAAAGAAGGTTATAAAATGGATGGGCAGAAACAGACAGTCTATCCACGTAAAAATTGGTCAAGTGTTGTTCTTTGGAATTGTGGTCATCCTAGTAATAAAGTTGTTACACAGGACTTAGTTAACCATTCTGAAATTAATGGAGCATACTTACATCGCTTTAGCTGGCTAAAAGATGAAGAAGTTGGAAAGTTAAGTCATACTTGGAATTATCTTGTTGGTGTATACAATGATATCGAAAAACCAAATCTTATACATTATACCGAAGGCGGACCGTGGTTTGAAAATTATAGAAATTGTGAGTTTGCAGACTTGTGGAAAGAAAATCTTTTCGAAATGATGAAATGATATGTTTAAGTAAAAATAAAGTAGACGAATATGTTAATATGTTTGCACAAGGTGCAAACCTTCCTATATACGACTACGACGAACCATATCCTAGTAAAGGACCATTAGTTATTAGAAGTATGGGTAAAAGAAAGTTAATACATGATTGTTGGGATAACAAAAGAACTTTCTTTTATATGGACAGCGGATACATTGGTAACTATAAATCAAAAAGCAATCCTTATGGTTGGAAGTTATGGCACCGTATTGTTAAAGATGATGTACAGCATAACGAAATAATAAACAGATCTGATGATAGATGGAAACGCTTAAACTATCCTATCGAAAAAAGAAAACAAGGACGACATATCTTACTTGTTACTCCTAGCGAGAAACCCTGCAAGTTTTATAACATAGACAGAAATCTATGGGTAGAACAAACAATATCATTAATTAAAAAACATACTGATAGGCCTATTGTTGTAAGAGACAAAGCGCCAAGACAGCAGCGTATAACTAAAACAATTTTTGACGATCTAAAAGACTGTCATGCACTAGTGACTTATCAAAGTATTGCAGCAGTAGAAAGTGTGTTATATGGCGTCCCAGCGTTTACAGCAGCGCCTACAGCAGCTGATCCTGTATGTGATAAGGATCTTAGTCTAATTGAAAACCCTACGCTACAAGACGAAGATAAAATATATAAATGGGCTTGTCATTTAGCATATGGGCAATTTCATAATGACGAATTAAAAAATGGTACAGCATATAGAATTTTGTTAGGAACAGTATGAAATTAAAATTTGTAACAAGTGTGTCAAGAGAATATTGGTACGGTGTTGGAAAACATTGTATTGATAGTTGGGACTTGCCTGGCGAATTAGTTATCTATATAGATCAAGAAGAAGGCGAAGTAGAATGGTTTAACGATATAAACTATAAAAAATTATTACTTCATGTTCCGCCTTTACAACTTGGTGAAGAGTTTGATGTTAACACTAAAGTAAGAAAATTTTGGGGAAAGAGTTGCGCTCAAATACATGCAATTAAAAATAGAGATGCAAAAACAGACGAACGTATTATTTGGTTGGATGCAGATGTTCAACAATTAAAACCTGTTGACGAAAGTCTTTTTAATTTTAAATTTGAAGAAGCAGTAGCAATGATGAAAAGTAACAATCATTCGGCAGATTGTTACGAGACCGGATTAGTAATCTTTAATAATGACTATATTAAGTTAACTGTATGGGCTAACAAATATGCTGCATATTGGAATAATATAACTGCTATAAAAAGTTTGCATAGACCGTATGATGCAATCGTACTAGGAAACTTTGCACGTGGTGAAAAAATTGGAATGTATAATTTGTGTAACAGTGTATGTAATAACGTTGACGCATTAAAACATACAAGATTTGATCCTTATTTTAAACATTGGATTAATAAAGCAAATAAAGAAAAATTAGTAGATCAGATTTTATCTAAATGAATAGTGTAAGAATATATTATGCAGGTATTCCTGCTAAGAATACTAATAAAGAAAAAGAAATGGTGTTAAGAAATTTTCACCTAGGTATTCCTAATGGCATCAGTAAAGAAATACGCGAGCCAAGATGGGAACCGAGTGACTTAGCAGTAATACAAGGTTGGGTACATGCAAACAGTGGCCGCACACCGCATTTAATGTTTAGACGAGAAATTATACAACAGCAAAAGCGTATTGGTAAACATACACTTGCTATTGATAGTAACTTATTCTTATATAGAGATCCAGGCAATACAAAAACATATTTGCGTTTTAGTTTAGATGACGTTTTTCCTACAACAGGAAATTATTTTACAGACAATGTTGATCCAAGTAGATGGCAAAAACTTAAAACTACTATCGGTTTTGATTTACAACCTTGGACTAACAAAGGTAAGCACATTCTTATATGTTTACAACGTAATGGTGGTTGGAGTATGGCCGGTTTAGATGTAATGGAATGGTGCAACTTAACTATACAGCGTATTAAACAACATACAGATAGACCTATAGTTGTTAGGGCACATCCTGGAGATAAACGAGCACAACAATATTTAAAGTTAACTCATCCTAATGTAACAATTAGTAATAAATCATCTATACTCGAAGACTTTCATAAATGTTGGTCTGTAATAACATACAATTCAAGTCCAGGAGTAGCAGCAGCAATAGAAGGTATACCTGTATTTGTTACTGATCCTACTCCACAAATAAGTCAAGCATATGATGTATGTAATACTGATTTAAAAGATATTGAAAACCCTAAACGTCCTGAAAGACAACAATGGATTGAAAAACTTGCAATGAGTCATTTTAGTTTTAGTGACTTACATACTGGTGTTGCGTGGAATATCATTAAGGATTACATATGAAAAAGTATGCTGCAATAACTAGTATGAATAAAGAATACTATGATAGATGTGGGAAAGTTATGTTAGAAACTTTCAAAGATAAATGGGGACACTTAATGAAGTTGTACGTTTATAATGAAGACAACTTCGATTTAGGTGATAAGTTTTTTAAACCTATGGGTTGGGATTTAGGTAATGAGTATGAAGCATTTCAAGAACGTCATAAAAACAATAGGGTAAAAACATTTTCTAAAAAAGGATTCAGTATTATACATGCTATGGATAACATAGACTGTGATAGATTAATATGGATAGATGCTGATGTAATTTTTAAAAGTCCTATACCTCCAAACATATTAGATGACATAACTAACGACAAAATACTAAGCACACACTTTATGGTTTGGCATCACATAGAGGGTATTGATTATTATAGTTGTGAAACAGGATTCTTTGTACTAAACAAACGTCATAAAGGATTTGAAGTATTTAAAAATACATATAAAGACATTTATTATAATGATAAAACAGACGGGTTACGTAGATTTTATGATGGCGAAATATATGGAAAAACTGTAAGAACTTGTTCTGGTTTTAGAATGATGAATTTATCTGTAAGAGATAAAATTAAGACTCCGATTAAAAAAAGTATACTAGAGCCTTATTTAGAACACCATAAAGCAGGAATGAAAGAACGTGTTAAAAAGGCAAAAACTATCGCCAGTACTCCTCTTTTCGAGTAACCATTATATCTGAGCGTTTAGACTTACCAGCAGTTTTACGATCACCTTTCATATGGTCCATCCACTTACCTAGTACAGTATTAATTAAAGGATGTCCACCGCCTCCAGTACGTGCCTCTCGTAAATACATTTCAGCACTATAATCATGTGCTAAAGGAAATTCTCTTTTATATTTGTTTAGTATGTGTCCAAATACAAAACTATCGTGCCATTCTTCTAGTTTAAATATTCCGTTGTCAGCATCTTCGTAATAGCGTTCAAATTCTTTCATAAACTCATGACATACAGGATGATTTTTATTCATTCCGTAAAATCCGCACTCAGGCCAAGTTTGACTTCCTTTACCTCTACCTACATATGTAAGCCACGAGTTCTCAGGCAATAAATTTTTAAAGTCTTTATGTTTCCAAGGACTATGAATAAACGTATCTGCATCCATCCATACAATCCAACCACTGCTTTTTTCCCAAGCGTCAAATACAGCATAAACTTTGTTAGCAAAACGCACAGCGTCCCATTTAAATGCTTTATTCCAATCTCTTGGTCTACGTGCTTTAATATCATCTGGCGGAATGCCATTTGCTTTAGGAACATCTTTCCAACGTTCTTTAAACGCATTTAATTTTGGTAATGCTTCTTTTGCATTTAATACTGTAATGTTTTCACACATAGGATCTACTATAGGAGAACAATCTTCTGCATATACTAATAACTTAACTTTTGGATCTACACGTTCTGCAAAACTATCTAAAAATCTTTGCCCATAAAGCCGTAATCCTGGCTTATGAAATGTTGTAACCACAGTTATGTTATTCATTATGTATCCTTGTATAAGTATGCTTGTAAGAGTATTTAACTATGAAATTTAGTATTTGGAAACAATATGGCGCACTCAATAGTAAACCGGTTTTTGATGCCTTTGCTCACAGTGTTATGGCTGCTGGGCATACTGTTCTTTGGAATACTCCTGGCGGCGACATTGATGTTATTTGGAGTGTGCTTTTCAATGGCAGAATGGCTCCGAATAAAAACATCTGGGAAAGAAACATTTCACAATCCAAACCGACCATCGTACTTGAGGTCGGTGGCATCAAAAGAGGAACAACATGGAAAGTAGGTTTAAATGGAATCAATAGAGATGCTTTTTTTGGCGATGGCGGTAATGATAGCAATAGGGCTCGACGACTCGGACTCGAACTAAAACCCTGGAAAGAAATAGGCGAATATATTCTTATCTGTGGACAACATGATAAAAGTTTGCAGTGGAAAAATATGCCTAGTATGAGTAAATGGGTAATGCAAACTATAGAAACTATACAACAGTATAGTAAACGTCCTATACTGTTTCGTCCACATCCGAGATGTCCTTTACCTAATATAGAACACGAATTTAAAAATGTTATACGACAAGAGCCACGTAAAACTCCTGGAAGTTATGACGACTTTGACATACAGTTTGATAACATATATGCAACAATAAGTTGGAGCAGTAATCCAGGTATACATTCAATTATTAATGGTGTGCCTGCATTTGTAGGTCCTAGTAGTTTAGCATATGATGTTGCTAATACAGATTTAGCAAAAATAGAAAATCCTAACATGCCCGATAGAACACAGTGGCTAAACGATTACGCTTGGACAGAATTTACAGTAGAAGAAATTTCTGCAGGTTTGCCACTTAAATGCTTGACTTCTAAGCTGTTTTAAGTTATACTAATACAATGAAAACAGTAGAAGATTGCATTGAAATTCTTGCCGGTATGCAAGAGCGTAACGGCGAATTTAAACTAGAGCGTAGTGATTACAATCTAGTAACAAGTCTTGCTCGACAAACATTCAAAGGCATTGGCTACACTGATAGGCAACACCAACTAGCTCAAGAAAAAGTTCTCCACTATAGGCAACAATTTGAAGATAACGGATACGATATTGATCTAGCCCTCTGTGAACTAAGAATAGAATTAAGAAAGATTGATAGAAGTAGATGGGTTAAAATTATTGAATCAGATGCTGCTGTTAGGCCTTTAACACCTACAGATGACGGGCAATGGATTGCTGTAAGATTTATTTTTCAAAAAAAACTTATTGCCAATATTGACCGTCTTAAAAGAAGCATTGGCGAAGGAACATATGATAAAGAAAACAAAGTTCATTATTTTCCTTTAAATGAAAAAACAGTTTATGAAATAGTTTCTAACTTCAACGAAGAAAATAACTTTGAGGTTGATGAAGAGCTAAAAAATTATTATGAAAAATTGGTAGATATGGAAAACAATAAGAAAAATTATTTGCCGGGTATATACGGATTAAAATTAAGAAACCTACACGAAAAAAGTTTAGACTATGCAGTTAGTAGTATAGGTGAGCCTGACATTGATAACTTATGTCATTTTTACGATCAAAAAGAAAAGTTTGGGTTGTATCACTTTGATGAAGAAGATTTAGAAATTAGCTTAAATTCTCTTTCACCAATTGCTAAGAAAGTTGCAATTAGAAAAAAGAAACAAGTACTATTAAGTTCTAAAGAACATAATGTAAACACATTAGCAGAAATTGTGTTAGAACTTTATAGATTTCCTTTACTTGTAGTATTAAATGAAAAGAATTGTTATAACGAAATAGTTCAAATACATAAAGCATTTAGCGGTATTATACTAGATGAAAGTTGTTCAGTTTTATTTAGATTAGATAATAATGAAGAAGGAACAAGTTTTAATCAATATATTAAACGAAATAATTTAAACAATAAGGTTGACAAAGACACTAAGATAGTGTATATTAGTAGTAATAAAATTCCAAAACCGTTACTTCAAAGTGAATGGTTTCCTAGTGCTGCTATAACAACGTTTAGTGGCAGAAACTATGGAGGTACTAAGGTAGACGATTATCTAGATGAAGTAGATTTAATAATTCATTACGATGACGAAGTTAGTCCTTGGAAGGCGAAAAATATTGAGAAACTTTAATGCCTAGTTGTAAACTAATAATTGAAGATGAAGTAAACATAAAGTTGGAAGGACTTGATGTAGATGTACGACGAAAACTCGCAAATGCTCTTAAGTTTGAAGTGCCTTATGCTCGATACATGCCCCAGTATAAATTAGGAAGATGGGACGGTAAAGTTGCTTTCTTTGGTATTGGCGGCTCAGGCTACGTTAATCATCTTGATGTTATTGTTAGTGTACTGGAAAAAAATAATGTCTCTATTGTAGACATTGAAGACAACAGACATCCAGTACAGTTTAACTTTCCTACTATTACAGAACGTTACTGGGCAGATCAAAATGTACGTTGGCCTAAAGGACATCCAGCAGAAGGCGAAGAAATCATTTTGCGTGATTACCAAGTTGATGCAATCAACAAGTATTTAGAAAACCCACAATGCTTACAAGAAATTGCTACTGGTGCAGGTAAAACAATTACCACCGCTACACTTTCGCATCTATGTGAACCTTACGGACGTAGTCTAGTTATTGTTCCTAATAAGTCTTTGGTTACACAAACAGAAGAAGATTATATTAACTGTGGTTTAGATGTAGGTGTGTATTTTGGTGACAGAAAAGAGTTAGGTAAAACTCATACTATCTGCACGTGGCAATCACTAAACATATTAGACAAAAAGCATAAGGATGGCACAGCAGTATTATCACTAGCAGAATTTTTAGATGGTGTTAGTGCTGTTATTGTAGACGAAGTACACCAAGCAAAAGCAGAAGTACTTAAGAATCTACTAACAAGGAACTTAAAGAATGCTCCTATTAGATGGGGTCTTACTGGAACTGTTCCAAAAGAAAAGTTTGAGTTTGAATCCATCCACGCTTCATTAGGCCCCGTCATAGGTGGCATCACAGCAAAAGAACTACAGGACAAAGGTGTACTATCTAACTGTCACGTTAATGTTGTGCAACTAATGGATACACAAGCATTTACAGATTATCAAAGCGAATTAAAATATCTTGTCACTAACGAAGGCAGGATTGAGTATATAGGCAAATTATTAAACAACGTAAAAGAATCAGGCAATACTCTAATACTTGTAGATAGAATCTCAGCAGGCGAGATGTTACAAGAACTTATACCCGGATCAGTATTTGTGAAAGGCGATGTTAAATTAAAAGATAGGAAAGAAGCATATGACGAAATTAATGAAGGGACTAACCATGTTGTTATCGCAACATATGGGGTGGCTGCTGTTGGTATCAATATTCCTAGGATTTTTAATCTCGTCCTTATTGAGCCTGGCAAGTCATTTGTAAGAGTTATCCAAAGTATAGGTAGAGGCGTAAGAAAGGCAAAAGACAAAGATTTTGTGCAAATTTGGGATATCACTTCAACGTGCAAGTTTGCCAAACGACATTTAACACAACGAAAAAAATTCTATAAGGAAGCACAATATCCGTTCACTATAGAAAAAGTTGATTGGAATTAATATGCAAATACTAACATTAGATAACAAAACATTTCCGTTAAAACAAATACCAGATGAACTAGAAGAAGAAGTTCGTTTTGCAGTCTTAGATAATAGTGACCCTAAGAATCCTGATTTCTTTTTTGTACCTATGATATTTTTAGAATCTTTTAGTGCTCCTGCGATGGTGCTAGAAATAAACGGACACGAAATAATGATGCCTGTAGATTGGCACATTGCTGTTGGAGATAGCTGGTCAGGCGGAGACTTAGAAGTTCTTCCTTTAACTAGTATAAATGATAGAGGATTTGAAGCATTTCTTTTTAATCCTCTAAGTAGTTACAAGTTTGACTTTGGTACAATTAATATTACAAATTTTTATAGTGATGTTAAATGGTATTTTCCTAAAGTTAAAAATGGACAACTATTAGGTGTGCCAATTACAAGTGGTGATAAACCTTTGTGTGCATACTTTATTAAAGACATTAGCAGACAAAGCGAGACAATTGATTATACAAATTTACTATGATAGTTTGCATTTGCAAAAATATAACATCTAATACAATAAAGGAAATGTTAAAATATACAGATGTACAAGGCATAATGTCTATAACAAAAGCAGGTACTCAATGTATGACGTGTGTTGATACAATGTACCAATTACAAAGAGAGAAAGATAGCGAGAAAGCATATGACTATGAAAGCAGGTAAAATATGGGGTCAAACAGAATTGATCCACGCCAACGGTGTATTAGAATTTCACCGTATTGAATATAAAGCAGGATACAAATGTTCAGAGCATGAACACAAATATAAATGGAACGGATTCTTTGTTGAATCGGGCAAGATGATTGTTCGTGTTTGGCAAGATGCAGACCAAGAAGGATTAGTTGATGAAACTATTCTTGGTCCAGGCGAATTCACGCAAGTGAAGCCAGGGAAGATTCACCAGTTTGAAGGAGTTGAGGATGGTGTCGCCTTTGAACTCTACTGGGCTGAATTTAACCACGACGACATTGTTCGTCGAACAGTCGGCACCGCAGTGAAAGGAAAAAAATAAATGTTTAAAGACATTGATAAAGGTATGATGCTAAAACTTGCGCTATTGCATGTTGTAGTGATTACTATTTCAAACGCACTAGTTTCCATTCCAGTAGAAATTTTAGGCGTTAAATTAACGTGGGCGGCGTTTACATTCCCACTAGTAGTTCTAGCAACAGACTTAACAGTTAGATTGTTAGGAAAAGGAATTGCAAGAGCAACTATTGCAGCGGCGTATCCACTTGCTATCATTGGCAGTATTGCTGTTGTACTAGCAGAAGGAGCACCAGAAAGCGTAGCACTACGTATTGGATTTGCGTCAGCAACTGCATATGCTGTAGGTACACTACTTGATGTTTATGTATTTCAGGCAATTCGCGAACGTGCAAAAGCATGGTGGTTAGCACCAGCAGTATCAACTATTGCAGCAAACATTATTGATACATATACATTTTTTGCTGTTGCATTCCGCAATTCAGCAGACGAGTATATGGCTGCAAACTGGATGGAAATCGCAGGCTCACAAACAGTCCTTAAGATTGTTGTAGGCTTAATTGTATTCCTTCCTGCATACGGTGTTCTGTTACGTTACCTTAAAGGTAAAATGGCAGACTCTGAGCAAGGTTAATGTATACTAAAGAGTATATAACTCAACTGCAAGGCCTTCATGCCGATGCTAGTCGTCGGCAAGGTTTTGGCGGTAAGGCGAAGAAGCTGGGTAAATTCCATAACTTTATGAAAGAGTGGAACCCTAGCTCTTTGCTAGACTATGGCTGCGGCAAAGGACATATCCTAGCAGATTTAAAAGATGCATATCCTAAAACAATATGCGAAGGATATGACCCTGCTGTGCCTATGTTTAATAAAAAAGTTTTTAATACATACGAGTGCGTATTTTCAAATGATGTGCTTGAACATATTGAACCAAACTTTTTAGATAGTGTTTTATCACACATAAACGAATTGTCTAGTAAGTATATTTGGTTGCGTATAGACACTATACCTGCACGTAAAAAACTTAATGATGGTAGGAACGCACACTTAATTTTAGAATCTCCTGAATGGTGGATGGAAAAGTTTTCAAAGTTTATTGACGGAGAAATAGTGTATAACGAATTAACAAATAAAGGAAAGTTTGATGTCGCAATCATCAAGAGGTAACTTAATACCAAACGAACCATTAATATATGAAAGAGCAGACGGTGTTGTATATGCTCGATATTCAAACAAGCCCGAAATAGATAGATGGATAGTAGGCGGTGATCCTGCAGGTGTTGCAAGGGCACAAGGAGATTTATTAAGTTATGCAGAGTGGCAAGAACTTTGCGAGATGTCACTTAATTACCCTACATTAAAGAAACTTTTAAATCAGTTAGTCACAACTTATTATACAGTAAAGGATAGTAATTATGGATCAAACAATTTATCATGAACAAATAGCTGATCAAATTTTTTGCGACAGAATTAAACCATATGCTATTGACATTTCAAACACTGTAGAGAAAGTTTGGGGAGACTATTTAGGTGAGCAAAAACCTAATTGGATGAAATTTGCCGACGGAAGTAATAGCACCAAACTATACGAAGCATACAATATATTTTTGTGTCATTACCAAGAAATGACTATGTTATACGAAAAGATTGTAACTTCTTTTAAAGAAAAGAATCCAGACACTTATAAAAAATATGCAATTTCTGGATGGGTAAACGTATATAACTCGGGCGGGTTTTTAGACTGGCATACACACGGTGTTGGAATGGGTAATGCATTTGACGGAAGATGGCATGGGTATTTTTGTGTTAATGGAGAACCTAGCAAGACGTTATACAGAGATAATGAAACACATAAACTTGTCAAAGCAGTTGAAAATAAAAACGGCTGGCTAACTATGAGTCCGGGAGGTATGGAACACAGAGTTACTCCTTGGGACAATACAGAAGAGCCAAGAATTACAATAGCATTTGATATCTGTTTTAGACATCAAATTAGTATAAACAATTATAACCATTGGATACCAATAATATGAGAATTATAGCAGGACCGTGTCAACACGAGACACTAGAACAAAGTTTAGAAATTGCAACAGAATGCAAACGTGTGTGCGACACATACGATATCGAATATTACTTTAAAGCAAGTTTTGACAAAGCTAATCGCACAAGCATTAACGGTAAACGTGGATTAGGTTTAGGTAGTACATTATCAGACTTTCAACAGATGAAGAAAGAAATCCGCGGATTAAAAATACTTACCGATGTTCATACTACCAATCAAATTAATGCTATTGAAGGTTATGAGGATTTAATTGATGTATTACAGATTCCTGCGTTCCTTTGTAGACAAACAGATTTAATTCGTAGAGCAGTCGAAACGGAAAAGATTGTAAATATTAAAAAAGGTCAATTCTTAGCACCTTGGGACGTTGAAGGAATACTAAGTAAGACTGACGGTGCTAAAGAAGTATGGATAACAGAAAGGGGTACTAGTTTTGGATATAACACTTTGGTCGTGGATTTCACTGGGCTACAGTATATGCTTGATCATTATAATGTTCCTATTGTGCTGGATGCAACTCATGCAGTACAAAAGCCGGGCGGACAGGGTTCTAGTAGCGGTGGTAACCGTGATTACGTCCCTGGGTTGGTTCGCGCTGGGGCTGCTTTGGGGATTAGTTCCTTCTTTATGGAAGTGCATAACGACCCTGACAACGCTCCAAGCGATGGCCCCAATATGCTTAAACTAAAAAACTTTGAAGAGGTAGTAGATGGCATCGTCCGTTATTCTTATTCCGGCTAGATATCATAGTACAAGACTACCAGGAAAGCCTTTAGTTAAGTTAGATGGCGTTCCTATGATAAGATGGGTGTTTGAAAGATGCCGCAAAGCTGCACTATCATTAGATGTTGACATTCGTGTACTAACAGATGATAAACGTATTGCAGAATTGTTTAGTCCTAATGAAGTATGGATTGATAGTAAAGCATATAAAAATGGAACAGAAAGATGTGCAGGATTTGCCGAAACAGAATGGGGCAAGTTATATGATAGATTTATTAACGTACAAGGCGACATGCCTGATGTAACTGCTGACATTATAAAACACGTATATTATAATTTAAATCAATATGAAGTAACAACAGCACACACTGATATGTCTCCTGACAGACGTTTAGATCCTAGTGTAGTTAAACAAATTAATGGTGCAGGAACTGCACTTTGGTTTGGTAGAGGATTTACCAAATACGGTGTACACCATTTAGGCATATATGGTTATTCTAGAGAAGCGTTATTAAAATACATAGATCTTCCAGTAACAACTGAGGAAGATATTGAAGCACTTGAACAACTTAGGTGGCTCAAAAACGGTTGGCAAATAGGAACACAGAGTGTATACTATAAAGGTATAGAAATTAACACTCCTGAGGATGTAGACAGATGGCATCAAAACAAACGCTCCCTGTAAAAGACATACTAGCAGCTATTGATATAGGTGCAAAGAATGTATGGGATGAATTAAACGAAGAAGAAAAGAAACAAGTAAACTTTTGGTTGCTTAATAGATATGTATCAAGTGTTAAAGGCAATCGTGATGCGCAAGAACTTGCTGTATTTAAAACAAACGAGTATTACAACAAAAACTGGAACGAGCTAGGAACAAGACATCCTAAACTACAGTGGCAGTTGTTATGTCAATCAGGAAACACAGGTAAAATTGAATATCATCAATGGATAGGTTTTAAAAAGAAGCAGGGTAACAATAATGCACAAAAGTTACTTGAACAAATTTATCCTAATATGAAACAAGACGAGGTAGACTTACTTGCTAGATTATCTACAAAAAAAGAACTCAAAGAATTGGCTGAAGAATATGGAATCGATACCAAACTCTGAAAAGCCATATAAATGTGAGTATTGTGGCAACGGCTACATGAAAGAGAAAACTCTTGCAGCTCATATGTGTGAAAAGAAAAGACGAGCATTACAAAAAGATGAGAAAAGGGTACGTTATGGCTTTTATGCGTTTCAAAGATTTTATAAACTATCTGCGGGAGCAAAGCGAGATAAAACTTATGATGAGTTTTGCGGATCTCCTTACTATAATGCTTTTGTTCGTTTTGGAAGTTTCATTAATAATGTTCGTCCTCTTTACCCTGAAAAATATATTGACTATGTTGTAACAAGTGGTGTTAAATTAGATCATTGGGCACGTGATGAACTGTATGAAAAATATGCATTAGAATTTATTCTCAAAGAAGATGTTACTACTGCATTAGAGCGTAGTGTAAAAACAATGATGGATTGGGCAGAAGAAAACGAACCTGCCGCTTGGAATCATTATTTTAAGTATATCAGTTTAAACAGAGCAGTATGGCACATTAAGGACGGAAAGATATCTCCGTGGCTATTATTAAATTGTGTTAGCGGTAAAGAGATGTTAGGGAAGTTTAATGACGAACAGTTAGGAATGGTTTATCATGTTATTAATCCAGAACATTGGGCATTACGTTTTAAACGTAGTCCTAATGATGTGCAACTAGTTAAAGATGTTGCAAGGGAATCTAATCTATGATTAATATACAAGATAACTTTTTACCTAAAGCAGTATTTGAATTTGTTAGTACAGAACTAACTTCTCCAATATTTCCTTGGTATATTACACCTGATGTTGCATACGGTAATAAAAACAATGCACCTTCTGAATTACGTTGCGATCCTATTTATAATTGGCAACTAATACATAACTTTTATGTAGCACCGTCTACAATTAGTGAAGCTATTAAAATTATGGATCCAATACTAGATGTTATAAGAGCAAACGTATTATTACGTATTAAAGCAAATCTAACACCTCGGGCAGACAAAATAGTTGAACATGGATACCATATTGATGTACAACCTCCAATTGACAATGCTACTACAGGTATATTATACTTAAATACTAATAACGGATATACTGTATTTGAAGATGGAACAAAGGTTGAAAGCATTGCTAATAGATTTGTTAGTTTTCCATCTACACTAAAGCATACTGGTACTACATGTACAGATCAACAGTATAGAACAATTATTAACTTTAACTACATAAAGGTTAACAATGCCTGATATTGATATAGACTTTGCAGATAGAGATATTATTTTGTCGCACATAAAACACCGTGTGGCTAAATTAGATACAGACAAAAAACATAACACAGGTGTATATGTAACAGAAATACCTCACAATCCTGTAGATAACTTATCAACAATAGATTATAAAACCGCAGAGGATCGCGGATATTTTAAACTTGATTTTTTAAATGTTAATATCTATAAAGATGTTAAAAGCGAAGAGCATCTAAAGCAACTAATGGAGCAAGAACCACAATGGCAACTATTGGAGCACGACGACTTCACGAACTTAGTATTTCACGTCAACGGACATGGAGATATATTGCGAACCATGCAGCCAAAGTCAGTGGAGCAGCTGGCAGCAGTACTAGCAATGATACGTCCTGCCAAACGTTATCTGATTGGGAAAGAATGGACTACGGTGATGAAGGAGATTTGGACGAAACCGGAGAACAATGAATACTACTTTAAGAAAGCTCACGCAATGTCATATGCTATGGCAGTAGTGGTACATATGAATTTGTTAGTAGAACAAGCCCTTCGACGTTAGAATACGTTATCGTCTCTTACTTCGCCCTCAACAACTTTACCTTTTTTGTCTAAGGCCTTTCCACCAACGAAATCTCTAGGAACATAATAATGTTCAATAGGTGACTGTTCTTTTTTAACTTTTTCAGGCTCTACATATTCGGATAAAGCATCCATACCAAGTGCTACAAAAAACACTCCTAGTTTAGGGTCTTTACATTTAGCAGCAGGTGTTCCTAGGTGAGGATGTAATACTATTTTCTCACATATACCTTTATAAAACTTACCTTTATCTGCATAGTCACAAGTAAATTCTTGTCCTATATATTTTCCCATTTTTGTTTCCTTACTTAGGTTTCTTAACAAGTTGTACGCTTTTACGCTTTACTCTTTTAATAGTCAAGTTGTTTAAGTTTACACACGGTCCTATAGTTACTTTAACATCTTTGCTGTTCATAGTTTGTATAGCATATCTAAAATGCTCCATCTCTTTACGCAGAAAGATGTTAATAGGAATCATTCGATTTGATTCCCACCACCAAATATCTCCAAGCTCAAGCAGCCGTCTTTTTTCTTTTTCAGTACTTAAATCTGTATACACATACATACTGGTTACATACTGATCTTGATTGATGACAATGCCGACGTACTCGTTGCCGCCATAATGGACAACGCTAATATAAGGGAAGTTAGTTTCGATATCTTTTAGTAACATGTTTTCCGATAAATACTTTATGCAAACTTTAAGATATTTAGTATCAAATAGAACAACCATCCTAGCAAATGAAGCAGGATTCGTCACGGAGTATAGACCAGTGTATAATAGACATTTAAACATATATAAAGGCATTGACAATGTGCTTGAATTTAAACTGTTAAACGCAGATCAAAAACCATTAGATGTAGATAGATATACACCCAAGTTTCAAGCGTTTGATGAAAGTGGCAATCTTATTATTGAACACGATGGTGTAAACTTGCAAGAAGGTGATAGTACTGCATATACTAAAAAAGGTTTGTTCTCGGTTACTGTTACGGAGAACGATTTGTTAAATGTGAAAGATCAATATCTTTCTTATAACATACACTTAGTTGACTATGATGAAACTAAAGTTCTTACGTATGCTAACGAATGGTTTGGCAATGCTGGTGTTATTAAAGTAAACGGCTCAGCATTCCCTGGACCAAGTGCTACATACTCTATAGATACATTCTTACAAGATAATAGCGTTTGGTATAGCGAATCTATAGATGCACAACCCGGTATTAATGGCAATGAAGCACTACACACTGCGGCAGTATACACAGATGGTTATGCCGGTGATGTAGTAGTACAAGCAACACTAGAGAATCAAGTTACAGATTTTACTAACTGGGCAGACGTTGCTACAAAAACACTTAGCGGTAGTGAAACAGAACCTACACCAATTAACTTTAATGGTGTGTTTAGTTTTTTACGTATTAAAGCAACAGCAAATCCAGCAAACACAATATCCAAAATACTTGTAAGAAACTAGTTGACAATTTAATACTAAAGTGCTATAATAGCACTATGTTTAAAAAATACATCTCTATAGCAGCGGTTGCTTTCGCTGCTTTTTTTACGACTCCGGCTGAAGCAGAACTAGTAATTTACATATACGCAGAACGAACACCAACAATAGCAGCAGGCAGTACATACTCGTATGATATAGTTAACTCTGAAGAAGTACAAGATGCAGCAAGTGTTGATATAGTATCAAGTGGTCCTAAAGGACAAATGAGCTCTTTATATATTAGAGGAGCGGATAGCGATCAAAGTCTTATTACCTTAAATGGCATTAGCATAAAAGATCATAGTAGTCCAACCGGTACAGATGATTTAGGACAACACAACTTTATAGGAATTGACACAGTTGAAATATACAAAGGTCCTATGAGTTCATTGTATGGTCCTAATGCTGCCGGTGGAGTTGTTAACTTAGTTTCTGATACATCAACAAAGTCGTACATTGGCGGATATTTGGGTTCACACAACCTGCAAGAAAAGCAAGTACAACTATCAGGAGATGTAGAGAATGTATGGTATACTTTTACTTACAAAGATGAAAGTACAGATAGTATTAGTGTCGTGCCAAATGGCAGTGAAACAGATCCTTTTGAATCACAAAATTATAATTTAAATTTATTATACAACGGTGAAAGTGGTAATATAAGATTTAATCATATTAAAGAAACAAATTTTAGTAATTTAGATACAACAGTTGATACATCAGACTATACCGGTAAATGGATATGGACTAATAATCAAGTAGACTTTAATAATAAAGTTACAAGACTAGCATTTAACAATTCAACACACGAAAGAACCTATACCAAAGACAATCAGCTAGAAGGACAATACAACAGTACTGCTAATACAGTATATGCATCACACCTACTAAAGTTTGATAAAACAGATATACTTATTGGCGGAGAGTACGAACATGTAAATGCAAACTTCTTAACTAATATTAGAGGCGCACTCCCTTACACAAGTACTGTTGATAAAACTAGAGATACTAAAGGTGTATTTGTTAAAACAAATATTCTATTAGATGATTATGTATTAGCTTCGGGTATACGCTACGATACTATAGACGGGTTTGGCGAAAAAGTTACAGGAAGACTTGGTGTGAACAAAGATAACATAAGAGCAAGTGTAGCACTAGGATATAGAGTACCAACACTGTACGAAATGTACGGCAAAGACAATTATGGATTTACAGGTAATCCAAATCTAAAAGAAGAAGACACAATTAGTTACGAAGTAGGGTATTCAAATAAGTTTTCAGATACTGCACTTTTTATTACACGAGAATCTAACGCAATCGTCTACGACGGAACATATGTAAATGATAGTGCTGCTTCTTATACCAAAGGTATAGAAAACAAACTGTTCTTTGAAATAGAAGGTATTAATATTACTAACAACTTTGCACTAATTAGTGCAAAGAAATCAAACGGTGAAGATAAACTTCGCAGACCTAACATCACTAACAATACAAAGATTTATAAAATTATTAACAATATACTGTATTCCTTTGATATAAACTACTATGGAAAACACAAGGATTTAAACAGTAAGACATGGGAAACAATAACTGTAGATCCTATTGTAACCTATGATGCAGAAATAAAATACGAAAAAAATAATCTAGAACTGTTTACAGGACTATATAATATAACTAATAAGGAATACGAAAGACCTAACGGTTATAGCCAATTAGGGCGTAATTGGAAAGCAGGGTTTAGAGTATATTTTTAAGTATGAAACAAATATTAAAACACTCTATGTTTTGGCCAAGTGTGCTAATAGCAAGTCCAGTGCTATACTATCTATTGTACAAAATTGGACTAGAACTTTGGTGCATAGCATACGGATTAATCTATTAATCTTCTTGACTTTTAACCTACACGAGCATATAATAAGAGTATGAGTGTAGTAAATGAAACAGTTCTGACATACTTGCCGCCTAAGCGTAAAACAACGCCTAGTGGCTGGCTATCATTTAATGCACCGTGTTGCCATCACAATGGACACACGGCTGACACTCGCGGACGTGGTGGCTTAATAAGCAACCCCGATGGAGGCGTTAGTTATCATTGCTTTAACTGCGGCTTCAAAGCATCCTGGCAACCAGGCAGAAACTTCAGCCACAAATTGCGCAAGCTCCTGCAATGGATGGGGGCACCTGACGATATAATCAACAAGGTCGCACTTGAGGTTATGCGAGAGAACGAAGGCGTTGAAGCACAAACACGCATAGCGGAATTGCCTACGTTTAACACTGTACCGTTGCCAGATGATGCTATTCCTATTTCAAGAGCCGTTGAAGGAAATGAAATAAACGAACACTTGTATAAGGTACTAGAGTATATGGCTAGTCGTAACCTAAATTTAGATGATACAGACTATCATTGGAGTCCTAGTTTAGGGTATCGTGATAGATTGATAGTGCCATTCTACTTTGAAGGTAGGGTAGTGGGTTGGACTGGACGTTCAGTAGTACCCGATAAGAAACCCAAGTACCTAACAGAGGTACAACCTGGATACGTCTATGGTTTAGATGAACAGGGCCATAACAAAGTGTTTGCTATAGTATGCGAGGGTCAGCTTGATGCTATACACGTTGAAGGTTGTGCATTGGGAGGGTCGGAAATTTCAGACCAACAGGCTATGTTGCTTAATAGATTACAAAAGCAGATCATAGTAGTACCTGACAGAGATAGTGCAGGGTCTAAACTAGTAGAACGAGCAATTGAACTAGGATGGAGTGTAAGTATGCCTGATTGGTCACCAGAACTAAATGATATAGGAGACGCTGTGCAACGCTATGGTAGATTATACACACTGCATAGTATAGCATCACAGGCAAATGACAGTGCGCTCAAGATTAGACTAACAGCAAAGAAATGGTTTTAAATACATAGATGACAAGACAGAATACAGATTACGGATACGACATACAAAAAGTTTACCTAGAGATGTTTATGACAGATGCTGAGAGCTTTGTGCGCTGTCAGGGTGTGTTTGATCCAAAGACATTTGATCGTAAACTACAAGAACCTGCAAAGTTCTTAAAAGACTATGTAGAAGAACATAATGCTATACCTACGTTTGATATGGTTAATGCAGCAACAGACAGTAATCTAAAACACCCAGGGCAACTACAGGAGAATCACTATGACTGGCTACTTCAGGAGTTTGAAACATTTTCCAGACACAAGGCTTTGGAAAAGGCCATCCTTGATAGCGCAGATCTGTTGGAAAAAGGGGAGTATGGCCCGGTTGAGGATTTGGTTAAGAAAGCAGTACAGATTGGCTTGCAAAAAGATCTAGGTACAGACTACTTTGCAGATCCAAAAGCAAGACTAGAAGCAATCAAAGACAAGAACGGACAAGTAAGCACAGGTTGGCCCAGCTTGGACAAGAAACTGTTTGGCGGGTTTAACAGAGGAGAACTAAACATCTTTGCAGGTGGTTCAGGATCTGGTAAGAGTTTGTTTATGGCTAACTTGGGTGTTAACTGGTGTCTAGCAGGTATGAACGTTATGTACTTGACGTTTGAGCTTAGTGAAAACCTAGTAGGTATGCGTCTTGATGCTATGGTATCAGAGATTCCGAGCAGAGACATATTCAAATCAATTGATGATGTACAGATGAAAGTCAAGATGATTGGCAAGAAGTCGGGCGCATTCCAAGTCAAGTATATGCCCACAGGCAAGAACGCAAACGACATACGAGCATACTTAAAAGAGTATGAAATCAAAACAGGACGCAAAGTAGACGTACTGTTAATTGACTATCTAGATCTAATGCATCCAATTGGTGCTAAGATAAGTGCAGAAAATCTGTTTGTTAAAGATAAGTATGTTTCAGAAGAACTGCGTAACTTGGCTATGGAACTAAACTGTATCTTTGTTACAGCATCGCAGTTGAACAGAAGTTCAGTTGAGGAGATTGAATTTGACCACAGCCACATTAGTGGCGGTATTAGTAAAATTAATACTGCTGACAATCTCATAGGTATCTTTACTAGTAGAGCTATGCGTGAGCGTGGACGCTATCAGATACAGTTGATGAAAACACGTAGCAGTAGTGGTGTAGGACAGAAAATTGATCTAGGATTTGATGTTGATACACTGAGAATTTTTGACATTGGCGAAGATGATGATGGAGCAACTGCTACGGCAGGAGCAACAGGATCAAGTGCTATTGCCAATGCACTTAAACGAACCAACACAGGTGTTGCAAAAGCGCCAGACGAAGTTCGTGAAGACCCGAGTGAAGGCGGTGCCGCAGGCAAAATCCGTGCAGATGTAGACAGTACCAAACTGCGAGCTTTCCTCAACAACCTAGAAGATTAAGAGGTATTAAAACATGTTATATAAGATCACTGATCCTACACTCTGGCATCTATTCAAAGATGATCCTGTTCGTCCACATCTAAGCGAACACTTTCGAACTTCTTTGGGCAGAGAAGCATTTGTGCTCTACGAGGACAAGTATGCAGAATTCGATGATCCTTCGGATCTGCCTCGAGCAGTGATCTGTGCTGCCTATACCAATGAAGTTCCCACTAACGAACGTGAACTAGACTACTACAGCCAAGCAGCAGCCGCTGATGACGCTTATCCTGCAGAAATAGCAGTGTTCTATACTGTATGGAGTTATGATCGAGGTGCTGGACGAGACATAGTACTAGCAGCACGTGACTATGCACGTGACTACAAACACTGTAAACGATACGTTACACTAAGTCCTCTAACAGACATGGCCAAGGATTTTCACCTACGCAACGGTGCCCGCCTGATTGCCCACAACCCTAATGAAAGCTATAACTTTGAGTATCCTAAAAAATAAACTGTTCAAAGCTGTTTGTGGTTGGTGGCGCTCCCTGGAAAACTGTGAACAAGAATTAGCCAAACAGGGCATATATCCACAACTGGGTTATTTTGGTCAAACAGTGTATATTCCGCCTAAGAGTCGTTCTGACGTAGATTAGGCACAGTGTAGTGAATGTAGCTCTTGTTGCTCCATTCAGTGGTATCATGATCCTGTTCCATCTTTACTCGCCCTCTGTGATTGTGATCAAAGTCTATGGTTACCTTGTAGTTGCCATTTACTCTAGTAGCACTGCGGCTTGATGTGTATTCAGGTTTTGGTTGGATTCGTCTTGTCATACTGTATTTATAAGCGCGAAGCGCCTTGCGCCAGCAACAGCCGCTTGCGGTTAAGCACCTAAAGCGCGAAGCGTTAGCGCAAAAACACAAGCTGCGAAGCAGTTTACGGTAGCGGTAATATCAATATACCAGATACACTATATAAGAACCATTCTGACACAACCATAGCGACAGACGTCAAACAACGCGGCGGATTACCCCTATAATAACGATTATGAAAAAGATGAGTCTTTTGACACTATACTGGCAGTATAACTATCACTATCACTGAGTATTAACAAGCCTAGCAGCATGTCTCGCTCTGACTCAAATGCTATGCGTGTAGCACTCATCTGACTGGTGTATATTCCTCGCAGAAACAGTTCTACAGTAGCGCAGTGTGTCATTGACTCTTTATATGTTAGTGTTGGTTCAAACTGTTTGTGTTTAGGATAGTGTAGTTTAACTTCGTACATCAATGCTCCAAGCACAAGCACTGTACGATCAGCATGACTGCTATAATAATATAGCGTATATAACGCAAATGCTGACAAGTGTTCAATCAGTGAATGCGTACAGTGCTTGCAATAATATTTATGATGTAGACTATCGTCACATCACGGTTAAGAGGTTCTGTAGTGTGCTAAAGCACAACACACTCGTAGTAGTACTCGTGTGTGCTAAAAGTCGCTGTATGACGCTTATACTAGCTCTAAGACGTATTATATCCCTAGTGCGTGATCTGTTTCATGAGCTATGCAGTGTATGTATGAGCTGTAGCGCATGTACACATACATGTGATTGGCATCTTCCAAATCTAGCCAAAAGCGTGTGCGATTAATGTGAGGTTCTATAGAGATATCAAAATGATCTAACACAGTGAATAAACCTTGTGTATGTGAGAAGTCTCTAGTGTATACGCAGTATTGTTGCATACTGATATTTACCAAATGGGTTCTAAGAGTCGCTTTCCTCTGAAAAGACTCCCTACACCCAAAAAAAATTGTGCGCAAAAAAATTTAGGGAAGTACTTACACAATAAGCATGGTTCCTTTTAGTGTAGTCCGAAATGGGTCCTGTGCCCTAAAAAATTGCTGTACGAAAAATTATATAGAAGTACTTACAGATTCGAGGTGGTGATTCTGCATCACCCCATTTTTTAAAATGTGATCATTAAGGCATTGTAAGTTGTTGATTTTATTAGTAATAATAAGCCCCGGCCCCCCACTCAGAAAAATTATTTTTTTTCTCTTTTCAAAAAGAAAAAAGGAGAACCGTTTCCGATCCTCCTTCTGTGACTTGCTGGAGTGTCACGCTCCTTAGTCGCTAGGACTAATCTCTAAAGCCTTCGCCCTTTAGTAGGTG